GTCCTCAAAGGCTAAAAATATCTCACCTTCTACCATTGGTATTGTTGCTTCTGTTTGGCTTCCAGCTTTTGCAGCAATAAGCGTTACAGCATTAGAAAATGTTGCTGTTCCATCGGTTTTATTGGAATGTCTAAATACACATTTACCGCCTAACTTTACGTCCAAATCTGTTGATTGATCCCATGTTAATCGTCCCGTATTTGCGTTGATTGCTTCAAAGAAAAGATTAGTTGGTGCGCTCGGTACTTCTGTTTTTCCTACGGCTGTATAACTTAATTCACTTGGAACAGTAGAAGGAACCCCAACGCCATTAATAGAAAAGACTCTTACTTCATAATCACCTGCCGTTGCATCAAGAATTTCAAAATCAGGTCTTGATAAAGCATCAGCAGAAACAAAATTATCACTTCCTTTTCTCCATTGCACCCGATAACTACTAGCTCTTGGTACTGATTGCCAACTAACAATAATTTTTACTTTTGCTTGATTATTTTCTTCATAAAATTGCTCTGTTGCAGATAAAGCACCAGGAGCATCGGGGGGCGTATTTAAAACACTTGTGTTTCTTGTCGGAAGTTCTGAACCATCTTCTACATAGGCATACTTTCCAGAGTTATAAGGTAAAGCCGCTATTAAATAGCCAACGCCTTCCTCTTCTGTAATTGATAAAACGCGCCATTGGGTTGTTTGTACTGTGTCGTTTTGCAAGATCCAAACGGAATTACTATTTGGCGCGGAACTAAAAGCAGAACTAACCGTAATTGCTGCGCCTACGATTCCACTAACTGTTTTTGTTTCAACTGAACCATCAGAAAGAACAACAGAAAGCGTTGGGTTATTTGTTGTTGGTAAATCTGTTTGATCAGTGTTATCTACGGTTATAACTGTTGTAGTAGCTGACTTTATTAGGCCACCGCGCCGCACTCCAGCCCTGACAGGATCACTGATCTCTATAATTGCGCCGGGTCTGATTAAGACACCTGCTGATAATCCAATTGAAAAAGTAACAATTTCACTGCCTTCATATTGTTCTGTGTAAAGAAGCCAACGACCTAAACGCGCCGCCTGATTTCGTGAAGTACAAAAAAGGCTTTTTACCTGTTTAACAACTGCGCCATATTTTGTTTTAGCAGTACTATCAACTACTTCCTCATAATCTATTTCTTGCGTTTCCATGTCGAAATAGCCGCAATTAACAACGGTATGACGAGTTTTTAAAGATGAACCTGAATAGGTAAAGCCACCTTCTCCCACGTTGGCAAGGGTGAATAAATAACTTGCGTCTTTTGGTGCATCTTGTGAAATCGTTAAGGCGCCCGCACTCCAAAAGGGCATACAACGACAAACACTTGCGAGATCATTTATTAATCGGTATGCGTCTACTTGTTGCTGAACGACTCCATTAACTGCAAACCTTGGCTCCGTTCCTCCATTGCCATCGTCAACACTTGCGCCGCAATATTGGGAAACAGCATAAAAGTCATATTTAGAAAGTTGACTAGCTGAGATATGAGCGCCACAACCCCAACGAGTATTAACTAACAATTCATGAAGTATCCAGGCGGGGTCTGTTGTCCATTCAGGGTCAGTTTTAAATGATCCATTCCAGCTTCCCGAATAACTAATTGCACCCGTTGTTGAATCAACTGTCCCATTTGAGGGTATTGGGATCTTTAATCCACGAACACGATATGAACGGTTTGGAGTTTGTGGGAATTGCTCGGCGTCAAACCGTAAAGCAACATGTGCCGTATTTGCATAAGCTCTTTGTTCAAATAAAATTTCTGTATAAGAAGACCAATTAAAAGCATCATGTTTTTTAGGGTCAGTGTTATCTGCGGCTGTTCTTTTTACTGTGACCGTTAAAGGGTGAACAAGGGAACTATCATTAAAACTTATTAGATAATCTTTGAAATATGCGCTTGATGTTCTACCGCTAATTGCATTATCACTAATTGGCGTTGCGACTGTTCCGTTATTATCTGTAATTTGAATTGTGACATAAGTAGTTAAACCTGAAATAGTACCGTCATCATTAAACTGCTGTAATCTAGGGACACCAATAGTTACCCTAACCGCATCAATATTGCTTGTTAAAGTCCTTGCAACAGAGGTCGAATAAGTAACAGCAGTATTAACATTAAATTCAGTTTCAATATTATTTATTCCGCCTATATATGTTTGGTTAGATGTACCAAAACGCGGTGTAAACTCTACATCTTTAAAGTTATAATCTGTATCTTGTAAGTTGGTTACATTAGCCGAAGATTTAAGGATTTGGGTTTTATTTAAGTAAACATCTTTTAACGCCGCTAAATTATAATTATTTGTTCCTTTTGTATAGGCCGATGCACTTGGAAAGCCTTCAATTTCTCCTTCTCCTAATACCTCTACAAATGTTGCAAATTGCTTTGAACCAAGTACCTCTTTCGGCAATGTTGGGTCATTTATTAGACCCAGTGCAGATAAAATTGTTCGATTGAAAAGTACCATTAAGCAGTCCCCTTAACTTGAACGGTATCAATACCAGCGCTAACGATAACGGAACCAGAAAAGATTTCACCGAAAATTAAATTTACGGGAACACCCGAACGGCTAACATTTTGAACACCACTAAATGAATAATTACTTTGCGGATCTAAACCAGATTCACCGCTAAAAGTTGGCATATCAGGAACAGGCGTCAGCATTTGAGAAACGCCGCTTAATGCTATAGATGCCCCAACTCCAACGGCTAAGGTTCCTACTCCGATAGAACCGGTACCTAATCCGAAAGTTCCAATTGCAGCGCCACCAAAGCCACCCGTTGCAACCGTAATACCAATAATTGCAGCGCCCGTAATAATCTTTCCAATTGATGAATCAAAAAAACCTTTAGCACCAACAGCAACAGGGACAATCCTTATTTCTTCTGTTTTACCAATCGGCAAATTTAACTCTTCTTCTGAAACGTTGTAATTACCAACAAAAATTTTATAGTGTTGATCTTGCATATGTTGTTCGACACCGGGCCAATTAGCAACTAAAAAACGCCCTACCTCTGCAACATTAGAAATATCAGCGGTAAAAGTTCCGGTATCCCATTTAAGAAACTTTTTTAAAGCTCCATACACTTTGATTTTCCTAAACATGCCTATACCTCTTAACAGTTGCATCAATCAAAAATTCGTTATATAAATCGCGGCTGCTGAGTCTTCCGCCTAAGTGATGAATTACCATTTGTTCGCCTATGTAGACAGCTACATGATCAGGATCGGGGCCGGTAAATTTCATCAATAATAAATCGCCTATTTTTATTTCATCTTCTACTATTTTAAAGCCACTTTTAGGGATCAATCTTTCAAATATTCCATTAGTTAAAATGTCTTTTGATTTGTTTGGTCTAGGCCAGTTTTTAACGGTTAAACCTTTTTCAGCAAAGTAGTCAATTACCAACGTCCAACAATCACTTTTTCCCCATTCCCATGATCTTCCGATTAAAGGTTGCTTATACCCTTTTGGCTCCATATAATGCCATTCATTAGCATTTGGGTTGACGATATAAAAAGGTAAATCTAAATAATCGCAACTATCTAAATCTGTCTTACTTGGTTCTGGCGAACAATCTGGGTGAGAGTGAAACACCCCGACCAATTCCCCCGCGTCTTCCGCTTTCATCCAATCATCAGGTGACAAACAAAAACCATCAGTCGGATCATCTGCAATATTCTTACAAGGAAAATATCTTGTTTTACCTTTAACAATAGAAATAAGTCCGCATACTTCTTTTGTTCCTTGCTCTTTAGCGTGCCTTAATGCTGATTCTTTCCATTCCATAATTAAAAAAAAGTACCAACCCCAGGGAAATCTGTTCGGGTCACTTGTCGTAAAGGAACACGAACATTAACTAAGTCAAAAGCAGCGCAACATTCCCATTCAACATAGTCTCTATTTTCTGTCACTTTGCGATCTAAAAAATAAATTTCTTCAGGGAAAGCCGCGCTTGTATCCGGCGTTCCGTATGGGTTGGTTCCACCTGAAAAATTAGCCGCGTCAATATATCTAGCCAGTGTTCTAATCCTTGTTAATTTTGCCCCGTTTAAATCATTCCCCGCCGTTGTAGCGTTAACGGTTGCGATATAGCTTGTAATTGTTCCTAATATGTTTGACACGCGAAGGATTGGCCTTGGCAAGGTTCCTTTTCCAGAATAAGAAAAGCCAGAACATTCAACAGGGAAACGTTGATAAGCATTACCATCCCAAACAAGTTCACCATTTGCATTCATGTTTGCGCCATTGTGAAATCTATAAACAGTCGTGGCACCGTGAAGAGTATTATCTAAACCCAAAGTAAACAGTTCTATAACAGAACTAGGATTTATTTTTTGTAGTTCACTTACAGGTATTGCCATTTATGGTTCAAATACTTGTTCAAAGGTTGTATTAATATTTGTTCTTCCACTAACTGCCATACTTAAATTCCAAGAACGACAAATATATTTTCCTGCGCTACCTCTTGGCGGTGTCCAATCAAATGATTCAGTTCCGGCTCTTGCCTCTAAAAATGTAATGATGTTGTCTCTTGTTGTGTCATCAGCGTTAAGGAATTGAAGCGACCAATTTTTAGGGTCACGATTAAGGCCGAATTGAATCCTTTGTTGATAGCCTTCACCGAAAATAGTAGTGCGGGCAATAGGTGCGCTTTTTTCAGAAGCAGGAAAACTTGGGGTATAAGAAAAAGTAGCCATAGGTTAAGCAGCTAGAAGGCCCCCCGGTCTTTTTTCCTTGATCAGGGTGCTATTGATTGCCGCCGCTATTAACTTTCCTAATACTCGGCCTTGCTCGTCGCTGCCTTGAACTTCACTACCTGACGCGTCAACATTAACAACAACATTAGTACCGCCGCCTGTTGCTTCTACACCTAAACGCCCACCCTTTCCACGCTTAAGAGGCATTACGGCTTCAGGGCCGGCTTCACCCATCAAACCCATACCGTTAGCCATTGGGAAGATAGTCGGCTTATTAACAATTCCGCCTTTTGCATAGGCTGTTAAATGCTGCCCGTTTTCTAATACTGCGCCTTTTGCTGCTGTAAGTCCAAACCCTGCCATGATCGGTTTTATAATTGTTGCTCTAATTGCTATTCGTGCCATATCGGCAATAATGCTTTGCGCTAACTTTCTAAATTCCAGCTTGCCCGTTGTGACGAACGAAACTAACTGATCCTCAAGACCCTTAAACGATTTAACGACTACATCAGCAACCATGCCACCGAAATCATTCATTTCAGTTGTAAAAGCATCTAATTTTGCCCTCATAGAACCGCCAAAAGTTTTATCTAATTGAGCTGCTAAACCTTTGATCTTGTTTGTATAAGTTTCAGGCGCGTTAGATGTGTCAGTTAGAATTTTCCAAAGATTTTTAAAATCCTCTCCCGCCTGATTCCAAGTGTCTGATAGACCTTCCTTTGCAATTCGTTGAATCTCTGAAAAGTCTAATTTCATCAAGTTCCACGTTATCTTTGTTAAATCAACAATGGTTCTAGATAGAAATTGCAATAAAGAAGTAATGAGATAAACATTGTAAGAAATCACTCTAAATCCTGCCTCAAGCACTGTAAACAATGCTTTCCAACTGGCACTTGTTTCTGTTAGCCCTCTAAACGCCTCCGCACTCGCATTCAAAGCAGGTAACATTGAATCGGTCATAGACGCATTTAAGTTTTTAATACGAATACCCATCACAGCAATTTGATCATTAAAGTATTCAGCGTTTTGAGCAAAATTCTCACTTAGCTCAACATTAAATTCAGATAAAGCTACTTTTCCATTATTTAAAAGATTAATTAAATTAACACCAGATCTTCCAAATAATTCTTGAGCTACTGCCGCTTTTGTTGCTCCATTTTCTAACTGTGAAAACTTGTCGGCAATTTCTTCAAATACAATTTCTGTCGTTTTTAATTCGTTGTTGTTGTCTCTAACTGAAATCCCTAATGTATCGAATGATCTTTTATAAGTTGCAATACCTCTATCAGCTTCAACAATTGATCGAGATAAACGCCTTAAACCTTTATCAATTTGTTCTTGGTTAACCCCTGCCAATTTTCCAGCATCTACGTATGCCATCAAAGTATTTGCTGCAATCCCTGTTTGATCGCTCATCTTTCCGAAGGAATCAGCTAGATCAATTGATTTTTTGATGCTCCTAGCTAAACCACCTGCTGCCGCCATTGCAATAAAGACACCAAAGACTTTATTCATTCCAAGCATTGAAGCTTGGACGTTTTTTACTTTTCCTTGTAACCCCTGCATGGAATTTCCAAGGGCTGTTATTCCTGCCTTTCCAGTCGTCTTTGCTGCAATTAATAAATTAAATTTCTGTGCCATTTACTTTTTCTCCTTATTCATTTCAGCAATTGCCGTAATTTCCATGATTTGTAAATCTTCAAACACAGAAGGCAAATCTTCTACTGAATAGAGTTTAGCTGTACTTATTACGCTTTCATAGCATAAGCCCGTTACTCCGCCCGTTGATGTCCTCCATTGTGTTTGACACCTAAGAAATAATTGAACAGCGGGCCAGTTTTCCTCCCATACTTCAAAAGGTTTTTGGGGTTCAGGTTCAGGTAATGCAACACCCAACGCCGCCGCGTCCTGTTGTGTTAAATCCTGTTCGGTGCCGCCACACCAATGAAGAGCAGCGGCTTCTAGTTTTTTCTTTTTGCACCGACACGACTATCAATAAAAGCTTTTGTAATGGCGGTTGGTATCCCTAAAACATCAAGTAATTCCTCAAACTTTGCTTGAACAAATGGCATCTCTTCCCCTTTATCATCTAATATTCCTGACCAACCCGTGACAACTTCTCTAGCAACATCAACGTCATTAATTTCGCCCCTTTGTGATTGATCAATTAATTCTTGAAAACGAGTTTGTGAAATATTTTTAAATTCCGCTTCAAAGGTATGTCTTCTTAATTTCCCATCTTCGGGTAAATCAACTTTAACGGGCCATGAATAACTATTTGATTGCTTTAAAACAAAAGACATTAATTTACTATTTACTCATAGCAAGGGTAAACCCCCTCAACAATAAAAGCAATATCTAAACAAATTTAATTTCTAGCTCATCATTACCTGTATTTGGTAATGCAACATAAGGCAATTCAAGGGTTTGGATTCCGTCGCTTTCGCCATAGCTAGGGGCGCTTATGTCAGTCTGTGGACAACTAAGTTCAACTTTATTTCCTGCTACTGTTCCGTAAACTAGCTTATTTGTCCCAGTCGCTGATCCTGTCGCGATACTGAAAAAGTTTTTTGCGCTTAGGGTTGGGTTCTCTATTGTTAGGCTTCCACCTGGAGCGCGGTTGGTTATCAATACTTCCTTTGTTCCTGCAACAAGTTCTCTATAAACAACATCATTATTCATATCAAAAGTCCAAGCTTGTAACGGTAAAGAGGAACTAAATATTTCAAAACTTGTAACGTTGCCATCATTAAAGATCAGAGGTGATGCCTGTTTTTGATAAGTGCAACTTGGTAAGGATACCGCCGCAGGTTGAGCAAA